CCTCGACCATCGTCGACCATCGTTGCGCGGTTCATCCAAATGCCGTAGTCGACGTTCCCCGTGGGAACCGTGACCCGCTTGTCGCGATAACCCCGGTGCGCGACCTGCTTGGGCGCGAGATAACCGAAGAACCGGCCCTCATCGGTGACCGTGATGGCACCGATTTCAGGAACCTCGGTCGGCTCATCGAACCAATCGGCGGGCGGAAGATCGGGAATCGTGATCGTGTACGCCGAAGCGGTCACGAGTTCTTCTGCGTCGAGATCATCTGCGGCGGGTTCAGGCAACGCGGTTTCGTCGTCCAAATACACGCGAGCCTCAACGAAAGCGGGGATGCTCACCAGGTCTGCGGAACGAATCCTACCGGAATGGTAGATGACCTTTTCGGCCGTCATGCACCGCGCCACCTCGGAACCCGCAGCGTCTTCGGGCAGCTCCTCGCAGCCTTCCGGCATGACGACTTCGATGTCACCTTGAGTGCCGCTGTCGTCAATGATGGAGATACCGGCGAGGAATCCGGGGTCCATCCGCGTTCCCATCTGCCGAGCCGCTTCGCGTCCCCAGGGGGAGTCAAGATCGAGAACGCCTCGCGCGTGGATCTCGTTCCCGATGCGTTCGATGTGGTCGACGCGGCCGACATCCACCGTGTTGCCGTTGTCAACGCCACCATGGGCGCGCTCGTACTTCCACCCGAGCGGAATCTCAAGCGACTCGGTCGCGCCGAGTTCCGGCCACGTCAGCGCACCGGGGGCGTACTCCTGTCCGTCGTAGGCGGGTGCGCCCTCGACCACGATCACGCCGGACCACGGTGCAACGTTCCGTGAGACCGGAGCGGCACTCGAAGATTCAGACGCGTACAGCGCGGCCATCTGCTCAAGCGCCGATTCCCGCGTGTCATGGCAGCCTTCGACTTCCCCGCCTTCGATCTTCACCACAGCGAACTCTCCCGAGTCGCAACCGGGGTTGCCCGTCTGAATCTCCCAAGGCATAGGTTGCTCCTCTGCATAGGCCGCGGCATTCAGCGTGAGTACCGCGCCGTTGTCGTTCAAGTTCAGATCTTCGGGGTTGAACACCGCGAAGGTTGCACACCGACAGTTGATAACCTCTGAGGCTGGCCCTGTCGGGTCACCAGGGAAGGCAAGGGGGAAACCACCCACCGTGAACGGTTCCGTGAACGGCACCGTCTGCTTGTCCGCCTCATGATGCGTCGGGCGCGTTCGAGGGTCGCTCGTTGCCTGCCACTCCTTGCGCATGACACCGGACGGAATGCCGTACGCCGACTCGAACCGCTGCATGGTGCCCATAGCAACGGTGTTGCGAGCGCCGTGCACCTCGGTTCGGGCGATCATCCTCGCGCGTCCTTCGGTCACGCCGACAGCATCCATGATGCGCGCCGCGAGCTTCGGAATTGACTCGCCTAGCGCGGTACCCTCGACCAGCGCGGCGCGCGCGTTGAACCACAGCGCATCCCCGATACCAACAAGCCTGTTCACCGCTTGCTGTAGATACAGCTCAGTGTCAAGCGCCTGATCGATGAGCAGTGTCAGCGGGTTTCCAACCGCTTCCGCTAGGTGTGCGATCGTGGAAACGCTCGCGTTCAGCATGTTCAATTCAAGCGCAGGTGACAACTCGGTCGCCACATACGCGGCCCAGATGGTCACGATGGCGTCCATGGCGGTTTGGTCCGCGTTCCGCAACGCCCGTTCGATGTCCTCGGAGTTCATCACTTCGATCATCGCGGCGGTCAGCCCGTCCATGACCAGTGCCTCGAACTCCTCGGAACTGAGTTCGAGTTCTTCCAAGGTTTGCAGCGGGACGGTTGCCATCAGACCTCACCCGGATTCCGCGCCTGGGTGTTCGCGGGATCTTCGCCGCCCGCGTCACCTTCCGTCGACTCGGTTCCCATCTCGGGTTCAGCCTGCGGGGGGTTCGCGACGGCCGCCGCGCCCATGCTGCGTCGTTCGAGCTTGTCAGTCATCTCTTCAAGTTCTTTCGGCGTCGGCATGTCCGACTCGGAGAACCCGGATTCACGCCTGAGTGCCGCGCCGCTGATCTCCATGCGGTCATACGCCAGGATCGCGTCATCGGACTTGTCGGGTCGCTTCTCAATCTCCGAAGGGTCGTACCACATGACGATGCGCCCACCGTTGGGCCCGGTGAGCAGATCTTCCCCGAGGCGTTCGCCTTCCGCACGCAGCACCGGGGTGAGGTAGCCTTTGGTCAGCGCGTGGCAGATCATTTCGGCATCAGGGGCAATGTGCAACTTGATGCCGGACTCTTCGACTTGCGCCGCACCCCAGTGGTTCATACCGGACACGCCCAACAGGATGTCACTCGGAAGGTCAAGAGCGGTCGCAAGCCGACGAATCGCACTTTCACGGTGGGCAATCAGCTTGTCATCGATGGGGTTCGAAAGGTCCAGCGCCATCATGACATCGGACAGCTTCGTCTCTGTGTTGTCACCGAGGTCAACGCCAACGGGCAGTTTGAGCGCCGCTTCGGCGCTCATCGCGTCTTTGATACCGCGTGAGGCAACCTCGACCAGGACTTGCGCGAACGGGTCCTGCCCTTCGGGCCCGCTGGGGTTAGCGGTCTGCGGAAACGAGAGCTTGCCTCGGTCATAGAGCAGGATACCGTTTGACGCCAGACGGGACACGGTTTCCGCCACGATGCGCTTATTGATGAGGTCCAGTTCGCTCATCGACCCGAGCGCATGCGCGGCTACCGAGGTCGCGCGGTACGAATAGCGTTCGTTCGGCCGCCAGAAACGGACCACCATCGTGTCTGGCCCCAGTGTCTGCCACGCGCGTTGCGACTCACCCACGCGGAGCTGATACACCTTTTCGCGGATACGCAGCTCGTCAGCGGAGTAGACAGCCCAGATCTCTTCGCCGTCTTCATCCTCGTGACCGACTAGCCAGCCTTCACCGGGGACGTTGTAGTGCACACCCATGAGCTTCATGAGCTGCGATTGACCGCCGATACCGCCTGCGAGACGCGCTACGGCGTCCGCCGCGGGCCCTTCAGCGATCGGCAACGGCTCGTCACCGCCGGGGATGTATTCCGCTGCGAGGAGGCGCACGCGCGAAAGGGCGTTGCCTTTCCAGTTCACGGCAGCCGCGAACTCTTCAAGACGGTAGTAGTAATCCCACAACTGGTCCTGTACGGAGTCGTATTCGGGGTTATAGGCGCGGCCAGTGGACAGCACGGAAGCGGACGCTACAAGCGTGGTGCCGAACGCCGGAAGTTCCATCTGTTGTCCTAATCCCCGTCGATGCGCCCCAGGAACCCGACCACGGTTGACATCGCCAGCCATGTAAGTATCGGGTAATCGAGTCCATACGCCCACGATAGTACCACCGTAGTCGCTCCCGACACCCAGAATCCGAGGCACCACGGGCACGAGAGGAGATACGCAAGCTTCGAATTGAAGTGCGTATCTGAGCCTGCCGGGCCATGCTTCACGTACCACCGTCGTTCGAGTCCGAACCGAATCCGGTCAAAGATGGGCTCAGTGATCTTGTCGGAGGTGACTAGTCGTGTCACTCGGTAAGCCGCGAGCGATGCCAGCGCGACTAGCCACCACTCATGCATTATCAGATCCACCCTTCGGCTTACGCGGCAATGTCCTCACGAATGCGAGGACGAGCGCGCCGAACGGGATCGCCGCTCCCAGCGCAGCCTGCCACAGTGCGATCTCTTTGGCCTCCGCGTCGACATAGAACGCGAAGAGCGCGATCACAGTCAAGCCGAAGGCGTACACGGTTGCGCGTGGTCCGCTCATGACGGGCACTCCGTTTCCAGGTTCTCGACGTGTGCTTTCACGGCGTCAACCTCTGATCGCATCGCGCTTACGCTGGTCTTCACACCCTGGATTGCTTTGTCGATGTTGTCCAGACGTTCGGCAAGTCCGGGTCGAGTCTCCTCGTCCCCTGGATAGCGCTCAGGACGTCCTGCCACAACATCTATCGCAGCGATCGTCTGTCGCAATGGTCTCCACACTTTCCCTATGATACCGCCCAGTAGCGCAGCACCGACGATCCCGACCGCGGTCCACACTTCGGGGCTCAGTGCGGGCATCACCTAAGCACCGAGGAGGGCAGTCCAGGTCAGCTTGCCCACGATCCCGTCAGACGGCTTCGCGTGCTTCGCCTGAAACGCCTTGACCTGTCGTTCCGTGTTCGGGCCGAACGCGCCATCGATTGCGGTTCCGTACCCGTTCGCAGTGAGCAGCCCTTGCAACCGCTTCGTGTCGGTGCCCTTGGCACCTCGCTTGAGTGTCGGCATCGACATGATTGCCTCCCTGGTCCAATCGCTTGACGGCTTGCTGGGCTTGCTCGGGTTCGAAGGCTTGCCGAGATCGGCGATACCCCAGCCGGTCGTGCTGTCGTAGTCGCGCGTGCCTCGACCATCCGGCCCGTTGCCCACGGATACGTGAACATGGTGGTCATGTGGGTTCGATCCGTGGTAGTCACGCGCCTCGAAGCCGTTGCTTCGCTCGTAGATCTTCCGATTGAAGATCACGTATCGCATGTTCGGGTGAGGGTGCACCACCAGATACGACACGAACGCGGGCAGGTCCAGCCCACGATCTCCGAGGATGTCAGCGGCACACACAACGTCACAGCATTCGGACGGGTTGTGATCGCTGTACCCCCTTTGGTGTTCCTGGTCGCCGATCGTCCACACGGTCGTCCCCGAGTACCTGGCCTCGATCTCGTCACGTAGGACTACGAGGCTCTTCGCCAATCGCCAGTCACTTGACATGGCTGTCACCTCCTGTTTCTTTTGTAATCGTTGCGTCACCTGTCTAAAGACGGTATCACAAACGAGAGCACTGCTCTTACTTTCGGGCACACAAAAGCCCTGGACGTTAGTACCGTCCAGGGCGTCGTTCGGTTGAGTTACGCTGCGAGCGTGTGCGTTTCTGCCTTCCGAAGCGCGTCGAGTGCGAAGCGCGAAGCGCGCATCTTCGCCACCGCGAGCGAGCCGGGAACCGCGGCATACGTACCGTACACCAGGCGGGACAGATCAGGCCGGAAAGCCACGTAGATGTTCGCTGACCAGTAGATTCGCCCATCAAGCTCGTAGACCTGAGAGTAGGTGCGGTTCGTGCGGGCATCGTTGGAGTAGTGGCGCAGGTGGCGAGTCTTGACCGCACCCGTCCACGCGTTCGTCTCTTCGACAGCTTCCCAGGTATTGACGTTCATCGTTTGATCCTCTCATCGTGTACCCCCTAGCCTAGCATCCTCCAGCGAGCGTCGTTCTGTGGGAACCCTACAAAAGAATTCACTGATACTTGTAACGAGATTCGCTGGACACCCGACCGGACACCTGCCTAGACTGGAGACACCGAAGACACACGACGCAAAGGATGCAAGATGCACACCGACTACGAAGTTGATGTTACCGACGCTAACGGCGAAGAGTTCACTTGCTACGCCACGTACAACACGGGGCAGTTCGCGAACCCTGAAGCGTGGCTTCCGATCCTCACCAAGGAGATCATTGCGGACGGGTTCGCTGCTCCGCTGCGATTCGGTAAGATCCGCACCATCGAAGACGACAAGTAATAAACCGACAAACGACGCAAAGGACAAAGATCATGTCTGCTCTCGCTCTCCTCAACCAGGCCACCACGATGCGCAACCTCGACCGCAAACGCGCCCTCCGCGCTCGTCAGGACGGTGACCTCACCAACGCTGCGAAGTTCGCCACCCTCATGCTCGCCTGGGAGATGAAGGCCCGCACCTACGCCAACGCGGTCGGAACCCGTCTCGTGTCGATGACCGACAACCCCGGTGCCCTCATTCCCGAGATCTTCGTTTCGCGGCTGCCCCGATGACGATGACAATGAAAAAGCCACTAGTCTACACCGTGGAACTACCCCCGCTGGGTGGCGATCACAAGCTGTTCACGCCGATCATCAAGACACGTGACGGGTACCGCTGCACCAACAACTGCGGACGGACCCCGCCCGCGAAGATGCTCAAAGTCGTCCGGCGCGTCTGGTTCCAACCGGACAGTTACGACAACCTCGAAACGGTGTGCCAATGGTGTGCACGCGAGCAAGACAGGGACTAGCGATCTGCTAGACTGAACATGCCTATGGGGCTATGCAAAGGGCTCGACATCGGGGGATGCCGAGCCCTTTCAGCGTGTCAGGCGTCCGTCGATCGGCGTCGGAATCGAGAACGGCAATCCAGGGATCTGCGGACCGCCGAAGTGGCTATAGGCCCCTGAAATCTGGTCCAAGCGGGCCCCTGCATACGCCTGCCTGGGGTCGTGCGCTTCCGCGTTTCCGGTCCCGTCGTAGAACGCGAGGAGTAGCGCGTCGGCGATGTCGGGGGAGCGCCCGAGGCGTTCCCGGATATCGTCCTTCGCCTCGATCAGGATCTTTCCCGAACTGTCGGCAATCTTGTATCGGGGCACCGTCAACTCAGCTATGGCGTCATTGTCCAG